AGCTCCCTCTCCAAATACTCCGAAGGATATTTGGGGAGGGCGGGGGTGGGGCCTACTTCGCCGCTTTCCTGGCTTCCGCTTCAGCCTTCTTCCGGGCAGCTTCAGCATCCGCTGCGGCTTGAGCTTCGGCTTCAGCTTTCTTGCGTGCAACTTCAGCGGCGGCCTCCGCGCTCTTCTGGGCAGCCCTGGATGCAGGCGCCGTCTTTGCCAGGGCAGCCCTGGCATCAGCTTCCGCTTTCGTTATGGCAGCCTTGTTATCCGCCGCGAGCTTCTCTTGAGCCGCAATCGCATCCGCTTCTGCCTTCTCATGCGCGGCCTGGGCATCCACTGCCTGGGCGTTACCCATCTCTTCAGCGAAGAGCACCCAGCCCAGCTGAATGTGGTTAGCCAGCGCCAGCGGGCTGATCTCGATGACCTCACCATCCTTGGTGACCTTGATAAAATCGTTATCTTCCTGAACAGCTTTCTTGGCCATGATCGTTCTCCTTTTGAACTAGGCTAGGTAATACAGGTCGAGCACTTTGGCGCCATCCGGTGTGCCATCCAATGAGAACAGGTTCTTCTCGATCTCATCGGCGTCCAAAGCCAGTGTGCCATTGTCATCCGACCCATCGAATATTTTTTCTTCCAGCAAGGTGACGTTGTCAATCACGTGCGGGATGCCGAACTTCTTGGCAATCCCCACGCTCACAGAATCGGTCACTACACCTGCAGTCGTGTTGGCAGAAGATGCCGCGGGGGTCAAGCCTGTGCAGGTCCCATTATCGACCGCGATATTAATCGTGGCATCGTTCGCGGCGGGAGTCTTGCGAGTCAGGATGACCTTATCGGTTGCACCGGTAACGTTGAACAAAGCAATCACAGCAGCATCCAGACCTAAAGCCGTGCGGATCTTTCCAGCCACGTCGCTGGCAGTGTCATCAGCAAGCACCGCCACCTGGATCGTCTTCGGGCTGCCTGTCATGCCTGCCGCGGTCACGATCACCGCTGCATTTCCACTGCCAGTGATCGTTCCAACGACGGTGGCAGTTTCGACCTGCGCCACTGGCGTATGAGTGCGGGCCGGCAGTGCCACCTGAGTGACGGTCTTGAAAGCCTTCACGCCCTCCACTTCGGAGGTACCGTTCAAAGCGATGGTGTCTTCGATCTCCGCGTCCAGGATATTTGTTCCAGTCACCACCACGTTGCCTGTAATGCCTGAGACATTGCCTTTGATTGTCACGGTACGAGGCACATCCGGGTTCGTGATTCCTGCTGTCACATTCTGGCCGGCAGCCGCCAGGTTAGTCGCAGCCAGGACCCCTGACACACTGACCGCATCCGGAGTGATGCCATAATGCACCATCTGCCGCAGGTCTTCATTCAGATCGAGCGAATTAAGTTCCGCCGCGGAACTGACCATCTGCACACCATCGAGTTTCAGCGCGCCAGATTGAACATCGATATAGGTTCCACGCGGAACGATCAGCGACTGACCGTCCGCGCTGATCTCGATCTTCGCCCGTCTCCAACCAAGCGCCTCATGCGGAATCACGTTGGTCGAATCAACGAGGATGTCAGTCTCTCCTGGTTTTTGCATCAACACAGTTGTCATGCTTTCTCTCAGTCTCCCCTTCCCTTTAGGGAAGGGGTTGGGGGTTAGGTAATAACGACCTAACCCAACAGGATCGCGATGGCGTCGCTCTTGACTGCCTTCGTGCCCCAGGCCAGGGAGACTTCAACAATGACTTCGTGATACGCCGGATAGACCGACACCAGGAACGAAATGCCGCTGAATGGATCGGTGATGATCTCATGCTCGCCCAACGCGCCTTCCTTCGGCAGTTTGGGAACGCGGGTGAGCAAGTGGATGGCATTCCGTTCGAACGCAAAGTTGCCCGTGTAACTATCTCCCACGGTGATGGTCTTGCCATCGGTCTGCGCCTTGCGCAAGCCCGGCCCGCCTATGACCAGTGATCCAGCTGCGGCAATGCCGCTGTTGACCGCGTACTTGTGGGTTGGGTCTGTGGTGTCATCCTCGAAGGCGAGCACATCCCCAGCCAGGACGGTCCCTGAGCCAGTCTTGGCAACAACGGTGGTCGCACCAATCGCATGCGAACCATTGAACACATAACTCGTGCCGGTGCCTTTGACATGCTGGACAATCGCCGCGGATTCGTGCATATTAAAACCTTCCAGCCTGCCAAGATTGCCATCGCGTAGAAGCTCGGCGCTTCCGGCTTCGTTGACCTTGAACAGGTTGGACTGTGTGCCGCGGATCTTCGAGCCCACGATACTGTTGAGCACCATATGCATGTCGCTGGTCCAGGCACCGTTTTCAACCAGGATCCTTCGGGTTTCAGAGACATCGGTGAGCACGCCGGCAGTTGCAAAGGGCGTGGTGCCCGGGGTCCCGTAGGCACGCGAGGCACCGCGCTTGGCAGCCAGGAACAGGTCCAACTCGACTTCGTTCACAAGCACGCGGAATGCCTGCGCGAATTGGCTCTCTTTCACCTTCTCGTAGTTTTCACCAATGGAAAACTGCTCTTCGCCTTTCCACACGAACGGAGCTTTTTTCACTTTGCTGATGGTCATCGTACCTGTGGTGAGCGCAGCGCCAGCTGGCTCAGTGGGAACTGCTGCAGGCACAACGTCTGTTGCGGCGATCGTAGGCACGATTGGGTAGGTAACGTTCTGGTCTTTGGCGACCATCTCGCCAGACGGATCCATGTAGACCGCGCCAACGAAACCAAGCTGCTCGCGCAAAACGATGTCAGCGGCTACATAGATGGTGGGGAGCAACCCCGTGAGTGTATTTTCGTTTGCCATGATATTGTTTCCTTATGTAAAAACAGATCGATATATCGAGACCTAGTCTTCGATTTTCCCGCCAGCTTTCGAGAAAGCAAGACGGTCTTTGGGAGGAAGCGCCCGGAACTCGGACAGCTTCATGACCTTGGGACTCGCATCTGTCTGTTCGTCCTTGGCAGGATCGGGAGGGGTTGTGAAGAGCGCAGCCGAGCTGTCATTCACCAGCGACGCATCCCGCATGCTGGCATACAACTTGTTGGCTTCTTCGGCCTTGACCTTGGCCCCATCCAGCGTGGGACGCAGCTCAAGCGCCTTACTCTGCCCTTCTTCCGTTCCCTCGTTGAAGGCAGCATCCATCTCATTCAGGATGCGCTTCACTTCTGCATCTGCAGCCAGTGCAGCATCGTAATAGGGTTTCAGGTTTGGCATTGATATTCTCCTTATTTGTATAGATCAACATAGTCACGCAGGCGCTGCGCCTCGCGTACAAAATCCGCGTGCGATGGATCGCTGGATGCCACCTCATGCGGATCATTGATAAGATGAGCCTGGCCCGATTTGCTAGGCAAATCGCCAGACGGAATATGATTGCCAAGTAAACGATCGATCGTTTCCTCCAGAGTCCCCACTCGATCAGCCATCCCCAACTCCACTGCCTGGCGCGCGCCCACCACACGCCCCTCGCCAAAACCATTTCGCACGCTGGCTGATTTCACTCCGCGATTGCGGGCAACCGAATCGACAAACGAATCATAATAATCACCCACCCTTGCGTGGATGGCGGCCCTGGCTTCGTCAGTCAACGGCTCATAAGGGTTCCCCTCTGTCTTGTATTTTCCCTGGCTGATCAGAGAAACTTTGATTCCCTCTTTCTCGAGAGCTGCACTGATATCCTCGTGCACAGCAAACACACCGATGGAACCCACCTCGCCAGATGGGGTGATCACCACCTCATCCGCTGCGGTCCCGATCCAGTAGGCGGCTGAAGCCATTAAATGATTCGATACCGCAACAATTGGTTTTTGCCCGCGCGCATCAAAGATCTGCTGGGAGAGTTCTTCAATGCCATCCACCTGCCCGCCCGGGCTATCCACATCCAATATGATTGCAGTGATTTCCGGGTCTTTGACCAGCTTCGTAAACTGGGCGCCGAAACGCTCTGCGCTGGTTGCACCAGACATATCGGTCATCATGTTCGCCCTGGGAAATATGACCCCGAATAATGGCAGCACTGCCACGGCGCTCACCACGCGATCCGGCGGGCGGCTCGCCCCGTTGATACGAGCCTGTATTTCTTCCGCATCCAGCTTCTCGCCAGACACATGCCGGATCACGATCGATTCCAGGATGACCAGCTTGTGGGGCAAAATTGCCCAGGGAGTTTCAACAAAAGCTTGCAAGACATAAGATCGCTTCATCGTTATTTTCTCCTCGTATGGTGCCGCATCGATCACGATCTGTTCATCGCTCACCATCAACTGATCAGTCGATCTGCTTAGCAAATCAGATGCCCAATCACCGGCTGACTGCTGACCGCTGACCGCTGCCTTTGTTCTATGCTGGGGCATTGTCTGGTACTCCAATCTCGCCATTGTTCCGGTTCATCCAGAACTTATCGCCATCGGGATAACTGTTGCGGTCCTCGATCGCGCGTGCCTCATTAGGCGTCAACATGCCGGAAGCGATCTGGGTCGTATGCAGATCCGCTCGGCTCTTGGCATTCGTGCGCAGGATCGACTCACGGATGAATTTGAAATAACCGCTCTCCTGATCAGTCTCTGGCAACCAGCGCAAACGCGCTGCCTGCTCCCACTGCACCAGGTGCGGGTCGAGCGTGGATTTCAGATAATCCAGGTCCTGCTGTTCGTTGCTCTCATACGATTGCTTCCCCATGTTGAGCTTATAAGCCGGGTACTTGAAAAAATTAGCCAGGTCAAAATCAGTTACATTGATCTGTTCCAGGAACTGGGCATCATGGGGATTCATTGTGATCGGTTCGAACTTCGTCACTTTGTTGTCGAAGACCACCAGGTTGCCCGCATTCTCGGAACCCGAGATGACCTCGCTGTAAGCCTCTCGATATTTCTCCCGCCCGGCTTTGTCGAGCGATGCATTCACCTGCACATACGCCGAAGGGTTCAAGCCATGGCCCTGAATGCTACTCTGCGTTGCAGCCATCCCCAGCCGCAGGCCGACTGTCTCGCGCGCATACTCCAACACAGATCTGCCCCATAGTCCGTTCGTCGAGTTGATCATCACGTGCATCACTTCGACCGCGGGGATCATTTTTTTATCACCGTTAGGGAAGCGCACCTCGTACCAAAGATATCCATTTTGATCCAGCTTGGGCGTCGTCATGTTGGTAGGCAGGATGAACAACTCGCGCTGGGCGGGCGGCGCTGGCTGCCAGATCAACGCATTGCCCCAGAACAGCAGCCACATGACTGATGTCTTCTTCAAAACGAATGGCGTCATCCAGCGGTTCGGCGCCACCTCGAGCAGATAGGCCATATTGCGGAGGGTCACATCCGGTGGGACTTGATCGGTCTTGTTATTCGTGCGGCGATACTGCTGAAGCGGCATATTGGCGATATCGTCACTGATGCCATTCGCACAGCGAAAGACTACTGCCACCCTCTTCGACAGCTCCGGACCCACAGGCTGCCGGGCCTTCGTTTGCGCGCGGCCCGCGTAGATGCCCCCGCCCTGGTCCGGCACGGACTCGAGCTTCGGCTGTTCGGCTGGCTTCGCAGGTGTTAACGCACTGGCAACAATCATGACTGATTCGCCTTAGCCTTTCCGATCAAGTAACTAAAAACCAAACAAAAGATGCCGGCAGAAAAAAAAGCTCCCACAGGAGTAATAAGATACGCGCCCGCGGTGATCAACGCAGCCCCCAGCCAGTAAAAAATATCGTCGAGATAATTGCTTATCCAATCTTTCATGCTTTATGTGCTGCTTCACGAATTGCGGTGGCCAGGAGAGTGATCGCGTCTGCCAGGGCAGACATGCTGTCTTTGGTTTCCAGCTCGATCACATCCACATACACTGTGTTGTTATCAGCTTCCGCCACCCTCACCCACTCCGGGCGCTGAGCATTGAGCGGCACTAACCGGGCATAGGGGACATTTTCGAAATGATGAATGTCATAGGCATATAACTGGCTGCCCACTGGCATATTCCGTATGAGCTTTGCTCCCTGTGATTCGGGTCTCGGTGTATCTCGCACCGCGAGACCGCGCACCACTTTTACAATAAGAAGATATTTCGGTTCCATGCCATTGCCTTCTCCGGAGTTAAACACGAACGTCCGATAAATCTCTTAAGAGATTCATCGGACGCATCTTTTCCAATGGGTCTCCCGGACTACACCAGGAGTGCGCTCAGTTGTCGATTCTGCCGGTGCTTGGCCCGGCGTAAGCAAATCGTCTCCGCATTATAGCACCGAAATGTGACCCACCGGCAAACGCGACTTCTCGATCAGTCACGACCGCTGCAAAGTCACAAGCGTGACTCGTCGAGCACAGAGATTCAAAGCTCAGTCACAGCCAAGTGTGACTGAGCTTTGATTATTGTGACCGGTCCTGTCACGTTTACTATTGACAAGTCACGGCTTCTCTGTTAAATTTTGAAGCATGGAAATTGTGCTATCAATTTTTCCTGGCATTGATCTGCTTGGTCGTGGATTCGAAGCGGAGGGGTTCTGTGTTGTACGTGGGCCCGATTTACTTTGGGGTGGAGATATTCGAACATTCAATGTTCCGGCTGGTCACTTTGATGGTGTGATAGGCGGGAGTCCATGCCAGGACTTCAGCGGCTCGAACAGAAACCCAACAGGCTACAGTCTTGAAATGCTGCATGAGTTCGAGCGCGTTGTATTGGATGCTCGGCCTTCTTGGTTTTTGCTCGAGAATGTTCCGCGTGTGCCGAATGTTTCGATTGATGGCTATTCAATCCAACGGCTCGACCTGAACGCGCGTGAGTGTGGGATGCGACAAGTCCGGCTCCGGCATTTTCAATTCGGCTCTCTCGATGGATCTGTGATTGTTCCTGTTCGTGTTGCCCCTATGGGTTCGCCTTTGAAGATTGCACTAGCAACGGAGGGCGGTAAGGTTGATCGTCGCGGCTGGCCTGACTTCTGTGAATTACAAGGCTTGCCGCGTGACTTCGATCTGTCTATGTCTGTGACTGCGAAGTATCACGCGGTTGGGAATGGCGTACCTGTGCCGATGGCACGTGTGCTCGCACGTGCAGTCACAGATAGATTCTCGTCACGGTCCACGCGGCTGTGCTTGTGTGGGTGTAGCCGATTGGTTGAAGGTCGGAAAGTGATGGCTTTGGCCGCTTGTAGAAAGCGAATGGAGCGGCGTCGAAGTGTGACTGAGCTGACTGTGACAGTTCCAGGAGGAGTCACGGTCGCCGAGTCACGCTTGTGACTTTGCAGCGGTCGTGACTGATCGAGAAGTCACAATCCCCGGACTGTCACGGTCTTGTGTGCCTGGCACAGCTCCTGCAGAGACAAGACGAACGTGGTTCAACGTTGAACCGCGCAATCCCGACGTCGGGAAAACTCTTGTCCCTGCACGTGGCCAGATATCCAAACAAGACTGATCGCCGATCAATCTTGTTATTCCTGGGAGCTGCGACCGCACACAAGACAAAATCGCCTAACCAAAAATCGAACGGTCTTTGAGTGCCTTCGTGAATAACCGGTAGCATAGGCCGTAACCAATGAACGTGCCAACAACGCAGCTTATCAAACAAACGAGAATAAGCATCAAGATCGAAATACACATGATAGTCTCCTAGTTCAATCGTTTCTAAAGCCCAAACTCATCCGAATTAACATAATTCTGATACCGGGTCTGCTCACGCAGTGGTTGGATCCGGAACAAGGCATCAATGCCGGCAGCCAGCAGGTCCACGCGCTTTGTGTCGCCGGCGTGTTTCTTCGAGATCATAATATTCTCCTTCGTGTCGACGATCTCTTGCGCGTTGCCCACACACCAGGTCAGCAAAGGCGATCCATCGTGCACAACTTTTCCAGCGGCGACAGCCTCCCGAAATAATTTTGTTGGCTCGTTTAGATTTGGCATCGTCTGCCGCACTTCGATGGTCGTGTATCCCAGATCATCCAGCTCGTTTTTCAGGTGCGTCGCATTATATGGGTCGTAGCAAAATTCATGCACCTGCCAGCCATTCAACGCCGCATAATGATACTTCAAGAGCCTGGTCATTGTCCGTTTTTTTTCTTTTTCATCATCCACAGCCAATTTATCGGCGAGCAGCTTCCCGTTGATCGCTTCGATCTGATCGATCAGGGTTTGATAATCGGTCACATCGCCCTGAGTGATGGTGAGCCATCCGGCCTTTGCCCAATCCCGATAAGGAATTTTGTCGGATTTCCGATGTTTTTCAACCGCGCCTTCAGGCATGAATCCATGGGCCGTGATCCCAATGCAGTCATCCGGCAGCGCAAAGACATACGCGAGCGCGGTCAGATCGATCTTCTTGGAAAGATCTCCCCCCACAACGCACAACAAACCGCGCGTCATTCCCAGGAACGCCTCGCGCGAGACTGCACACTGTTCCCATTTGGATTGCTGGCTCCCTTCACCTATCATGAAATCGCCCATATAGCTGTGCTCGTTCCCGTGCTGCCATTTATTCAAATTCTTGATCCGGAACGCGCGGATCTTCTCCGGGATCTTGGAGCCGAAAGCGGTATCGTGCTGCTGTCTCAATTTTTCCAATCCTTTCGGCGTGGATGCCCGCAGCGGATTCGATTTGATCCAGTTGCGAGGATCGTGCTCATCATCGTGCTCATCCATTTCACGGATCATCACAAAATAATTCTCATTCTTCGTCGCATCCGATTTGTCGCTCACCGATCCCTCCAGGATCAGCTTGCAATATTCATATTCCTGGTGACACGGACTCTCCACATCATCGCCGGCGGTCGTGATGGTGAAGATCAACGATTGCGCGCGCTGCCCCTGCGCATTGGACATCACATCAAACAGCTTCGATGTGGGGTGTGCATGATACTCGTCAATAAATGCGCAGCTCGGATTGAATGAATCTTTATTTTTTATCTCACCTGAAAAAGCTGTCATTTCCCCGCCGCGAGTGCGGTGCCGCATTTCAAATCTTCCAATACGAAGCCGCTTTCGCAGATCTCTACTCTTATCTGCCATCGTTGCCGAATAGTGATACAGCACGCGTGCCTGTTTGCGATCCACCGCGGTGCAGTATACCGACGGGCTCATTTCCATATCGCCCACCATCATGTAATTCCCAATACCAGCGCCGCGTGTGGTCTTGGCATTTTTGCGTGCTTCGGTGATGAACACAATATTGAATCGGCGCAGGCCTGTTTCACGACCATTCGCGCGCTTGAGCCTTTCCAACTTGGAAACCCATCCAAAGATACAGCTGAGCTCGAACACATGCGCTGGAATTAATTCAATCGGCTGCCCTGCTAATTGTCCCTCCACATGGACCAGTTGCTTAAACCATTCTATCGAAACAAAGGTTGCCTGCTCTTCATCGAAAACCCACAACCACTCCGGATCGCGCGGCGGGACCGGTCTGCCTGTGGCCTTCTCGATCCGCTTTGCGACCAATGCCGGTAGCTGCCCAGCGCGCGCCAGGTCATACAAGTGACGCAAACAGGCAAGCCGCTCCCATCTCCCCGTAACGATGGTCTGTTCGACCGCGTTGACTGCGTATTGCGTAGCGGGATGCATCCTACTCCATCGTTATTTAACCTGACACATAGTAAGCAGCGATTGCAACAACTCCTCTGCAGTGCCTGGCTCCAGGCCAGTTTCATGCACCATATATTCCACAGCCGGTCTGGTAACCTGCACGATGATGGGCCTTTTGATAATAAGATCCCATTCGGCTGGATTAGCCAACTCCATAAATTTAATCAGCAGCACTCGATTTCCCAACCTCTCGGCAACAGCATATGAATCGCTGCTTAACTTATGGCGTACAACATCGCTGGGTCTCAGGCTTGCATATTGATCTAGATCCATGACTGTATCCTTTCATCAATCAAACTTCTCCCCAAATTCATCTTTCGGCGCTTCATCCGCGCGCTTCTTGATCAATCGCGTGCGTGCATCTGGAGTGAATCCCAACCTCTCAGAATATTCCAGGATCCTCCGCATATACGTTTGTAGAAGTCGATGATCATCCTTTGCCAGGCGAGACTTATTGGAGAGCTTCTTGTAATTCGCGATCCCCTCACAAAACAAGGCAAGGATCTCACTGTCCAGTGCATCGAGCATATCCTTCCCACCAGTCAGACCGGCGATCTCAGCGATCTTCTTGTCCCAGATCTCGCGCGCTGGCTTGCTCAGCCAGATCGGAGGGGCAATACTTGCCTTATCCGCGCGCTCGAAGGCCCGCGCGCTATCCTCGCGCGCTTGGATCTCTTTCGCTGTCCAGTGTTTTCCTCCATTTTTCTTCCCCACATCCATGGTTTTTGCAGCAACAGTCCTGGCTGGCATCGCGGCTCACAATCTCATATTGTCCCTGAAAATAACAGAAAGCGGATTGGGGACTCTTTCACGCGTCTGCCTTCACCGACGTTCTACTCCCACGATGTGTAACTTTCTTTGACGGGGGGGGAGCGATCACGCGTGCAAAACTTCTTCAGCTGTTTTCTTTGAGTGATCAGGCTTGCAACGAGATGCTAAATTGTTTACATCGAAGAACAACTCCGGATCGCCGCGGTGTGGCTTGATGTGATCCACCTCAGTTGCCCTGGTGTGCACCCCACGCTCCAAACAATCCACGCACCATGGTTCCCTGGCAAGCTGCGCCACTCGCATGGATTGCCACACCGGACTGTTGTACAGCTTCTTGATCGCAGGATCACGGACGAAGCGCTTCGTCGAGTGAGCAGCACATCGCCCACTCTTGACCAGCACATTGCAGCCTGGCTGTGTGCACTTGCGCAGGGATGCGAATGGCACGAGTTAACGGAGGCTTTGATAGCCAGGCGTGCGCATTCTATTGAGTGCCAATGCCGCGCCATAGCCAGAAACTGCCAACACGATCAAATGGATAATGGTCAACAGGATTTGATCCGGGACAAAGACAAGCGTCTTCAACAGGAACTCAAACACCGTAACCACAATGGCCGCGATGGTCGCAGATAGTCCAGTGATATAGCCTCGCAGATCAAGACCCCACTTCACAAACAGGAAGCTGAAGAGCGCCGTAAGCAGCGATGTGATCAAGCCAAGGATCAACAGCTTGGCATCATCCGGTAGAGTGACAAAATAAGCAATCATGTTTATTCTCCTTTACTGAAATACAGTTCGTATCGTCGCGACAATTGCAGGAAGGTCACCTTTCCAATCTCCCAACGCTTGATGAAATGCTTACAATACGAAACTGTGCATTGGATCCTGCGTGCATCACCAATAACTTCCACGCGGATATTGGGCTCGCTGGCCGGGATGATAGAGGATGGCAAAGAAGTTTCATACACAGCCAGGGCGGTCACCCTTTGTCCTTCATCCAGCACGTAATGCACTTCGCCAACAATATGACTGTTCGGATAATTGCGGAGCTCATCTGCTGGCACGCACTGACCGGTGCATAAGAAAAACTTCCGTGTTGACATCGATGTGCTCATGCCTTTACCGCCAGGTTGCGATTACTCTCCATCAGTGCGCTGATCGCTTTGTCTCTCTCAAGCAACACTTCTTGCATTTGCTTCTGTGCGTCCTGCAAATTCGCCACAATTACATTCATGCTTTCTAGTTGGCTGCGCAAAGTGTCGCTGATCGGCACGGATTTAGCCAGCTCCCGCAGAAGCTCCAGTTGCTTGGTCGCCTGCAGGAGCTGGGCGTCGCGGTCTGACAGCCGCAGCTGCAATTGCTCAATTGTTCGGTTTCGTTCCGTCGCGGCTACTTCCAGGGCGACGTTTTCACCATAAAGCTCATCATTCCGATCCTGTAGTTTTTTCAGTAGGTCCGAGAACTTATCGAACGCATCCACATCTGTGGAGGCTGCACCAGATCGAGCAGACTCCGCCTCAGCCAGGAGCTTCTCACGCTCAGCGCCCAGCTTACGACGTGTGAAGATCAGAGTAATGATCGTGCTCAGAAACCCCAGCACGCCAACAATCAGGCCGATGGTCTCTGCCATCTTCACGAGTCCACTGCTCCTTCCTCCTCTGTCGGTATAACCTTCTCGAAAAACAAGTCTACGAGCTCCGGGTCGAAGGCTATGTTTTTCAATCCCTCCATGTATGTTCTTGTGAATTCGTAGGTATAGCGATCTCGATAAGGTCTCTGGTTTGTGAGCGCGTCGTACACATCGCACACGGACAGCATGCGCGCTGCAATTGGGATTTGCTGGCCTGCGAGCTGGTCCGGGTAGCCTGTGCCATTCCATTTTTCGTGATGCGAGCGCGCCATGCTTTGAATGATCGAGTCGTATTTGGCTTCTGCCACGACTGCCCATCCGAGCAGAGCATGTTCTTCAACCTTCTTCCGCTCATGTGGTTCTAGTTTGCGATCGAGATTTAGCACGTCTTTGGATACCAGAAGTTTTCCCACATCGTGCAAGTGTGCGCCGGCGCTGATCAGTTCTATATCCGGCAGCCCCATAGCTTCTGCCAGCTTCACTGTGTATTCTGCGACGCGAGACGCGTGATGGTTGTAATTGTCCCTCATCAACTCTATGATCGATAGTATCTTGAAAAGATCATCCATGTTCACCTTTGCGAAAACACACTTGCCTTTGTTGTTATGAAGATAATCCAAAAGCTTTACGCGGCTGCTCTTGCGGTCCCCGCCAGGTTGACAGACCTACTCTGACATTAAAAAGGGACAGACCTCGCTAAGCAGAGTAGGTCTGTCCTTTGGGCAGTTTACGCCCATTCCCAAATAAACACAATAGTTAGAAGGTTACAGCTTCTCCTTCAAAGCCTCCGATTACCCTACGTTCTACGTTGGGTCTTCTGCTTATTCACCGCTCATACGATAGCCGCGCTCAAATGCCATAAACACCTGAGTGGCAGCAACTGCGGCAGCTTCAATGATTGATTCAGGCGGCTGAATGGTATGTAATGGCAAATCGTATTGCGCTGCCAAATCACCCAGCGCTGCGAGCACAGCCTCTCGCACCTTGTCTTCCAATTGATCAAGTTCTTCTTTTGTTTTTGACATCATATTCTCCTTCTCACCTGCACTTGCATGCAGGTGCAAGTGTGTTTCTTGTCCTATGGATCCGCAGTTGATCAATACAAGAACTATCTAAGCCCTGCCAACAGAGCACGCTCGAGCTCAGTCAGATCCCATTCGGCTTCCACCACGAATAACCAGCCAGTAATGCGCTTCAGCAAAAACGGGTCTGCTGGATATTCAGTCCACTTCTCCACTTCAAAGAGAATGTGATAGGTTGATAACCATCTCCTCGGTCGCACCGATGGAGGCATGAAAGGCACAGCTGAAAACGCATCCCCTGCGCCCACTGCATCCCAATTCCAGGCATCATCAGGGATTCGAATCCAATGCTCACGCGCTCTTTTGCTGAAGCGCTGATCTCGAAATTCTTTCAGCCATTTGCTAAAGTGACATTCGCTCCAATCCGCTCGCGCCAATGCCAAACGCGGATAACCATCCTTCAAGCCAGTTGACTTCCACGCCGCGGACACATCAATGATCGGCTTTCCCCTCGAAGCTGCTTTATACATGCGCCGCATTTCAACATCTTCTGCGCGTCGTTGGGTCTTCAAAATAGTTTTATATTCACCGATCTTTTGCTCTGCCACTTCGGGCGGGACAACGATTGTAAACACGTCATTCATATCAATCTCCTTTCTTAGTCGTGAAACATTCTGGGCTCATCATAATCGTTATTCTTCATTTGCCGTTCATCCTCCTCTTCAGTTTCCATAGTCTCAGTCCTTGCCGCGCCATCTGCGACATGGCGATTATCGTTTCCTGCACGCGCGTTCGCGGTTTGCGTTCGCGCGGGTTTTCCAAAAGCTGCATAGCCTTAATAAATTTCCTGCTTGGTTCGACGGTTCCATGATCTACACTCTGTACATATCGCCACGACCACGGCGGATTCTTATTCACTATCTTTGATAGTTCCAATGCGCGTTTTTGGTAATATTTGACTTTGCCCTTTTTGGGCAGAAACGCACGCAGGATGTATAAGACATCGTTTTTTGATTTTTTTGTAGTTTTCGTGGTTTCTGACATGTTTCTGACACGATTTAGAGTATAAATTTTTGAGTTCGACACCTAGAATTTCAGCTGCACCGCGCGCTCTAGAGCAAAGCGCGCACTGATGCTATAGCGGCTGCCGTTCTGGTCCGACGTGGTTTCGACTTTCGGCACCTGGCAGGGAAAGCTATTCGTCACCGTCTCCCATTCCTTCAGGCTCGGGAATTTATCATCCCGGGTGATGGCCAGACAGACATTGCTGTTGACACAGATCAATTCTATTCGCAAGCCTCTACCGAGTTTCCTGATGATCTTCTGTCCCGCCTTTGCCTTCGCTTCGACCAATTGATCTTCGAGAATTTCTTGCAATCTGTTTTTCATGGTTGATCTCCTTGTGAAATGTCAAATTCTTGAATCACTTGCTTCGCACAATCCATGTGCAGGCGAAGCTCTGCGTTGTCGCTCTCGCGAAACACACGGAGCGGCATCTCGTCCTCGTCAATGATCTCGCCACACAGAGAACAGATGCATGCGGGGTCCCCTCTGTCGGGTGAGTCCTTGAACCACGTGAGCAAATGGACCATTTCATCTTTGAAGTGAAGAAGTGGTGTTTCGATCATATCCGCGTGAAAGGCGTGACAGTTGCCACAATAACGATTCACGATGTCGTGCAGGTTATAGCTGGTCATTCCGCATTGAGGGCACGTGATGCTTGGCAGGGTCATGGTTCACTCCATCGGCACAGAAAACCCTTTTACGCCAACCAGAATACTGGGAGGCGTGGGGATTTTCTGATCAGTCGGTCGCCATAAATGCAGTGTGTGAGGATGGTTATCTACATACTGGCTCCGCGCAGGGTGATATTGAATGACAACATCTTCATCATCCCAAAACACTCCTTTGACATAGCTCATTTCGTTCCAGGAAGGTGTATGAAGTTTCTTTCCATCCTGCACATGTACACTGACATGCTCCCAGCCTTTACCATCACTGACGATGCACAAGAGCCAGCGACCGCCTCTTAGAGGGGGAAGTGTAAAAGCCCCATTATTCCCCTGGTCGGGTATGGTTGCCAGCGGGCCTGTTTTGATTCTGTGTTCTTCATGCACATGAAGCATGCTTACCTGCCTTTCTTGTTTCTTGTCATCCCGATCGTGGCGCCAGGCATACAAGATAGTCTTGTCTCCGCTGCGGACCACGCCGGCGCACAAGACTTATTCATGCCCATTGAATTGAGCAAGCCCTAAAGACTTAAGAACCTGCGAATCAACGCGCTCCCCTGCTTCGAGCGCCCGCACGGTGCTCAGCTCACGATCAGCATTGCGATAAGCTATGTACAGATCATCGCGGCGTTTGGTGATCTTCGTTTTGATGGCCTTCAGTTTGTCTTTGCTCGCTTTGAGCAGCGCTCTGTGATTCATGACGTGCTCGGGCAGCTTGATGCCAACGTAATGCGCAGCGCTGTTGCCATCGTATGAATACCAGTAAGGACCGTGCCCCTCACCGGTGTTGCACTTGCAGCCTGGCTTTCCACATTTCCGAAATTGCTGGCGATACGTCACGCCATTGACTTTGATATCTTCATTCATGATAGATCTCCTTTTGTTTGCTAGCGATACATCGGTCGATCAAGTTTCCAAAGAAAAAGTTATTTATGGCTTCCACGATCTCCGCTTTATCAGGGCTGGCTTCTACGATCCGCGCCCATTGGTTTGAGTCCGTCCTGGTGACCCACAGGATTAGCTTACGGGTTTCCTCATCCGGGATCTCTCCCAGATCGCTCTTCATCAGCACATAAAGGACCCGCTTCTCTGTTTTGGTTAGAGGCTTGTCCAGGCGTTTATTCGCCTGGACCGCCTGACCCAATGATGTTGGTATTCGCACGGGTGTGATGATGTAGATTCTCATGCTTACTCCAGCGCCCATCCCTGGCTCTCATCGTATTTTTCCAGCCAGCCGCGCCGGATGATCTCGATGATGTGCGGCACGCCATAATGTCCAAACGCAGATTGCATCCGGTCCACGATCCGTCTGGCAACGAGCCGCGATGGACCCGTATAGAACGGATGCCGGCTCGCGAGCTGCACCGAAGCGATCAATGCCATCGCCTGCTCCGGTGTGAGGCTCAAGCGGATGGTCACGTCCTGTTGAGCAAGCTGCGTGATCTCGCGTGTAAATCCTCTAAGAAGCTCTTTGTCGGTTATGTTTTCCATCACTCACCCGCGCTTTCATCGTCATCTTCGAGCATGGAAAGATAATCGTCACTGTACAGGGAATGCTCGAAGTCGGGAAACATTTCGGCATGTAGTTGATTGGCTTCGTGCATGGTGCGCTGGATGATGGCCATGCGCTCGGGTGTCATGCCCAGAGTCAATGCCTGAAAGGTATATAACCATAAGCCCTGCAGTTTGATTCCCAAGGTGCGAGATTTCAAAAGGAAATCTTCCTGGCTCAACATCGGTTGATCGCGCTCGTTCATGGCTGCTCCTCATGCTGACTTTCATCGACATCATCTTCCTCTTCATCATCCCGATTGATAAATTCAGCATATGGCCCGCTCGTATACCTATCACCCTGCCCAAAGAAATCATCCAGCTGACACTTCGCACACCTGCAATTCTCAATGTGCCCATTCTCACGCCGCGCTGGTTGATCCACATGGGCGAGCATCCTTGTGATCGCGATCCCTATCGCATATTCCCCGCGTCCTTCTGCCTTTGCAAAATCCACACTCGCATGCACATATTCAACAGAGACCCATTCACACGCCACCAACTCATCATGCTTTTTCCCGACGATAGTATGAGCCTTCAACGCAGCTTTCAGTGCTTCCAGCTCTGTAGGTGTTCGCTGGTATGCCGAGTCGATAGATGAAGGGGCTTCCGGATTACTCTCAGTCCCCAAATCTTGTATTTGAGAATCGCGCTGAGCGCGAATCTTGTCCTTATTATTATTATTGGTTAAAGACTCATTAATTAAGGGAGATTCAATAATAATAATAGGAGCAGAAGAATCGCGCTGAGAGAGGTTTTCACTCTGGGAGAGGAAATCGCGCTGGGAGAGGTTTTCGCCTTCTGGAAGGTTATAGGTCAGTGGCAGTTGAAATGCGTTGTCCCGGTTTAACCTCCATCCACCTTTAACTCTGATTGCAATCTGCCGCTCTGGGCTGCACAGCCTGCGCAACTCAGCGGTCACCGTGTTGGGACCGGTCTTGCCAGGCATGTGATCCAGAATCCATTGGTGACTGACAGGCACGATCCCCTCTTCTTCCGCGCAGCGCATCAGCATATAGACCGCCAATCCATGAATGCCCAACATGCGAATCGTGTCGTGTGTAAATTGCAGTGTGTTCATGACTTGTGATCCGCCGGTGTGAACAGTGCTTCAGCCAGTGATGTCTTGAACTTACACTTCGCTGCATGTGCGTTGGCCGCATTCTGACTAGCGAAAGTTCTCTCGCATGAGGGTGAGTAGCGGCATGGAATCTTCACTTGCTTCTTGCTGACCTTCGCTGAGCGACCGCTCGTTTTCGCTGAGCGGCTTTTCTTAACCCGCTCAGGCTTTGAGCGAGTGAACCCAGCGGATTTACCGTCCGCTAGAGCAATCGCTACGATGATCAAATCACCCACCAGGACCGACATCACAGACCACGCCCCCAGATCCGAGATCTCTGCGCGCAGTTCTTCTGGCGTCGTCATGCGTACATATGGAGGCAGCAGGAAGGCAGATAAAACCAGGATCATGATTCCACTCACCGCAGCGCCCCAGAATCTCATCACTGGTTTACCCTTCGGTGTGAATGGTTGTAAGCCACCCAAACGATGCGCCACGAATGCCAGCCCACCCGCAATTGCCAAACCAGTGAACAAGCCGCTGATCACGTCCAGGATCGGGATGGCATCCCGCACCCAGGCAGGCGCATGCTCACTGAAAGTAAACAAGCCAGTCCACCGGGCCAGATTCACGAGCGCGGCCAGGATCAACAAGACCGTTCCGAATTTCAAGCTCTTGGGTTTCTTCTTCATGTCTTCTCCCTACACGATCCGTAGCCAAACTGATTTTCGCTTCTTTGCTGACTTGACGCGTCGCTTCTTCCGTGGCTCAACGCGCTTGAGGATCAGTCGGTATTTTCTGAGCCTGGGCTGGAGGATCGAGAATCCAACCAGCACCAGGACTGTGATCAATATTCCGATAGTGATGTATGCACCGATCATGTTAGTTTCCCTTTCACTGCTTCTACTTCCGTGTGTGCCCATTTGGGGGTGAAACAGGGGTGCTGGAAGCAGTAGAAGTGGAAGCAGTGGCTAAAATGTGCTTGACCAGCTTCATCCGCTCCGCAAACGCTTCCCCGGACTTCCCCCACAATTCATAGACGATGAAAGTGTTGGACTTCCCCTGCGCATGCAGTTGCCTCACCAGCTCAGACTTATCGTCTTCCTGGGCAGGCATCTGGCTTTCCGCTTCAGCCGTGTCCGCCATCAACTGCCGCGCCTCCTCCGAGATCGGGGGGTACGTCACCTTGAAGGCCTGGAACTCGACCAGCCTGCCTCTCCAGATGATCAACCCACGCCCGCGCCCATCATCCCCAGCGGGCAGGTTTTCGGCGCCCTTGGCACCCAAGACACTCATGCTGTCACTGAGCTGCGGAACACGGAAAGCCACACGCGTGGCAAGGTTCGTCTTCGCAAACATTTCCGCCTGGGTGGGCTGGTTGGTTGCGATGATCGGATACAGTCCCACGTAGCGATAGATCCGGATCATCTGCTTCAGCAGCAGCTTCGCCGAATCGGGCAGGTCCGCAGCTTCATCCACGAAGAGAGCGATGGGCAAAATCTCATCATCCGGATGCGCTTCGTTGTGCATCAGGATGTTCACGCTCCCACTCTTCACCAGCTGCTGCTCGCGGTCCCTCAATATGGATTGCAGCGCTTCGAGTTCCACCACCTCGAACATCAGATGGAAGTTCCGCTTATCTGCATAGCGGATGAACTCAACGCTGTGCTTTCCGTCCCATGCAAACACCAGGGTCTTGCCTCCGTGAAGCAGGGCTTGGATCCACGCATGCTCCTCGCCTGTCTTGCCCATGCCCGTCGAGCCGCCCAGCAGGAATGAAATGCCACCCATCAACGGGATCCACAACGGACCATTCTCAGTCATGCCAACTGGCAGATGCCAGGGCGACGGCTGCTGTGCCAGGTCCAGTGGCAGCGCTTCATCGAGGGAGATCGACCTGGGCGGGGTATTCAATCCCACTTGCAGGAAGATGCCGCGCGTGTTCGTGCGCACCACAAGCCGGCCCTCGAGCCGCGTGGAAAGATCATGAGCAAAATTATCGTTGATACGGTTCGAGATGATGGCACCCGGATTGAACGCCACAATGATGCGGTCCGCTCTCAGCCATAAATAGAACGCGATGCCTGATGTGTAATAGAACGCCTTATACTGCGTCAGCAGGTTTTGCGTCTTCCATGCCACACGCTCAATGAAAGTTGTGTTGTTGAAAATTGTATTCATTTCTTTTGAGCCTCCTTCCAGGAACTATCCAGCTCCTGGACAATCACCCCATCGATCACTTCGAGACGACTCGTCTGAGGATCCAGGATCTCGTGCCGGCTTACCACATTGGAATCAGTTACCTGTTTCATGATCGCCTGGCCTGCCAGTTGCTTCCTGCCTTCTGACTTCCCCTCGCTAGGCAGACCACGTGTCGCAAGATCGATCATCTGATCTCGTTCGGTGGTCGCATCCTGGCGGGCAGCTGTAACGGCAGGCAGTAAAGGAGTCATGTTTAACTTTTTCTCAACCCAGCGACTGATCAAACCCGCTTTCAATTGCCCCTGATAATTGGGACTGCGATCGATATCGGTGTATATGCCATCGACGATATTGAGTACCGGCAAAACATTCCCTCGATCATCCACCTTCGCTGTTTGAAAACTCCAACGACGGACGATCAACATCATGCAGATCGCCAGCACCAACACCAGGACCACAAAACTATATACAGGCAGCTTGCCCTTGAAGTCGTTGATATCCCGTTGTCGTTGGAGCTCCAAATTGTCACGGATCGCATTATTGGCCATCTGTGTTCCTTGCGCATTCAACAGTGCAAAGGCTGCGGTCGAAGTGGCATTCGGTGTGGGCGTCCAGGCCATAGAAGTCTGTGTCATGGCAGCGATCTGCGTGCCTTCCACGCTCTGTGCTGTGATGGTCCACAATTGCTGTTGCATTGCCATGGCCGCAGCAGTCTCGGTGATCCGGATGATCGGCGCTTCAGCGGTGGCCGTCAGAAATAGTTCCTGGACTTGCGCCTGCTGAAGCAAGGCATCCGCGGTCGCGCGACTGCTCACGGAATTGGAATATAGATCCTGCTGATGTGGCGGAGAACCACACCCCGCTAGGGCGAAGAGTACAAAGATCGTGAAGAATAGTTTTTTATCCATATCACCATCCCTTCCCGGGGTATTCTTTTCTGAGTTCTTCCACGATCTCACCCCAGCCCCAGGGATCATCTCGTACGAAGAGAAGCGCGTATATGCCAATGAGTATCGCGATGACTAGCAGACCAAGTGCCAGCCCGATAAGAAACGTAAGGATCGTCAGAATTGTGTTCAGCATCATTCACCTCACTTGAGCCATTGAAGTGGCTCATCATCATGCGGACCACTGCCATTCCCCGACGGGAGAGAAGCAGGCGGAGCGGATGAACGCATGGACCGCAGCACATCCAGCATCATCAGCTGCGTGAGCTCGTTCACCGACATCTGGCTCTGTGGCCTTGCTTCTGCCATCGGCCTGCTAACTTCTGATCGCTGATCGTTGCCGGCCCGGTTCAACGTTGAACGCCGGTACAGAAACCACAACACCGCGGCCACCAGCGCCACGGTCAGGACCACCAGCATCGCAAACGTCAGAATGGTCACCAGGTTGCCCCAGGCGCTCACCTGGGCAGCCTGTGCCACTTCAATCGTCGCCTGCGCCTGCTGAGCACTTGCATACGACTGCATGCCCGAAGACACGCCGAAGATGATCACCATGATCAATAAGATGCCAATCACGATATACAACATCTCAAGCCTCCCATAATGTTGGTTGCTGTACCGGGCGATAAGCTTGCCACGCGCCGTTCCCAGGGAATGGATCCTGGCGGGCAAGCCCATTCTCCCGCAATTGTTTTTGAGCAGCATGGATATCGCCATTGAAATACTTATTCGCCAGGCCATGCAAACCAAGATGACCCAGGAAGCTATGCCAGCTCCGCCCAATCATCGACGCGTTGCATCGCGGACATAAGGCGGGCGCGCTTTTGGAAATGACTGCCTGGCCCCCGAGTGATTGAATAGATTTTTTCATGGTAGATCTCCTGATCTGCTCACACAAATCACAGCAGTGCCTGGATTGCAATTTGCACGCCGGCGATAAGCATCGCTGCGGCTGCAATCACCAACACTGCAATAAGTAACTTGGATAATCCTTGCTTAACTTCCTGGCGTCCCTCGTCTTCGTGCTGAGAGGTGCCAGTTGCTCGTTCGAAGTCTGCTTTTATGGATTCCTTTTCTTGAGAGGTATACATGAACATGGTAGATCTCCTTTTAGTTAATTTCTTGTTTGGTAAAATACATCTTGCAACTGTCCGCTCATGGTTTTCTGGTAGATCTCCGGCCAGCGGACAGTTGCAATTTCGTGGCGACCGATCGTCGAAATCCATCGCCATTCGCATCAACAGGTCCGGGGGTAATCCGTGCCTGGCTAATGCCGTTTCAACATCCAGGTGAAAAATGAATGATGATCTTGCGAACTTCCTTGCATCGTTTCCCTATGCCGCATCTACGCGGCGGACCTATCTCGATGTTCTGAGCCGCATATTCGCCAGGAGCCAAGATCTGGCGAATATGCCGGCCTCAGAGTTATTGGAAATTTTGGAACAAAGTGGATGGGGGAACGCGCGCCAGTGTGTTGGACTGGCAGCCACACAAAAATATCTGGCATGGAAATTTGGTCATAATCACCCCGCTCTTACAGCAAGACTAAAACGCATCCAGGGAAAGCCACAGCGCGCGCTCGATAAAGAAACTGCCTTGAAGCTGCTCGCGTCATTCAACCCCTATGAGCCCAAGGGAGCCAGGGACCTCGCCATTTGTTCCCTCGATCTCGATACAGGCTTGCGCGAATCAGAACTGTGCAGGCTTCAACAAGCCGATACCGATACGGAGCGTCGCGTCCTGCAAGTGATCACGAAAGGCGGCCAGTGGGAGGCTGCCGTTTTTGGTGAGCAGACTGCCGCGCATATCGAGCGCTGGAAAGCCTTCCGCAAAATTGCAGATGGTCAAGGCTTCCTATTCACGCACAGCAGAACTGGAGAAGGCCTTACGCCAGAGGGCTTATACTCAATTGTCAGGGAATGGGGACGGAAGATTGGTATTCAGCTTTCCCCGCATGACTTCCGCAGGTCCTTTGCCGTGATCGGCACGATCAACGGGGCACCTGAACGAGTTCTGATGGAGGGCGGTCGTTGGAGCGATTCGAAAATGATCAAACGCTACACGCGGACCCTGCGGCTGGAAGCGGTCCGCAAATACCTGATTGTGGACGGTCTGCTAGGGGAGAATTCTGAATAGAAAGGTATAATCCAGGGTACATCGCTCCAAATATTAACTTGGGAACGCTTGCTTCCCAAGCAAGATATCGTGGGTTCGAGTCCCATCACCCGCTTTGGTCTAAGTTGTTAAGGTGCTGGAGTTAAGAGGCTTACCTTGACGCTGGGCCATTGCCGGGCGCCCGCTAGCCGGCGGGCGCTCTGCTTTTTAAAGGCAGCGTCTACGATGTGGAGTGACCGTTGCCCTCGCTCATGAGCTTCTGCTCACGCTCTGCGAAATTCTCAGCGTAAACGTTCTCGATCCCGCGTTTGTTCACATCCTGCACGCGGCGGGCCATAGTCTCCAGTCCCATGCGAATGCCTTTCACAGATTCGCTGGTCATTGAGGCGCCGATCTCCCTCAATCTGCGTCGTAGAACCCAAAGCTCATTGGCCAGCAGAGAACGTAAATGTGGATCGCGCAACTCATAATGCGAATGAGGATACGCCAGGCGCCACTCCAGGAGCTTCTTTCGTCTGGCTTGGATCTCAGTCTGGTTCAAAGCCATTATTGATTGCCTCCTGCGCTACGCGCTTCATTTCGATCTTATCCAAATGCATGAGCCCAAAAAGCCTATGGAGCAATTGCATGAGCTTGTAATGATTGCCAGCCGGCCTTCCGAAATCAGCCTCTGCCTCTTCCACATCGAGGAGAGCCTGCTCGAGCTCATCATATTCGCGGCGCTTGAGCTTTCTAAGATTCGGCATGCGCTACGACTCCGAGTGACCGTTCCCGGTGCCCTCGCTGATGAGCTTCTTCACACGCTCCAGCTCGCTCCTGGGAATCAAAATGGGTGAGGTCTTGCCAGGGAAGGGACCTTTTTTGCTTCCCTTCACCTTGCCGGCCCGCACCCATAGAGTAACCGTATTGCGATCCACGCCTGCTTGCTCAGCGAATTCTGTGACTGTGACTGTGTCGGTCTTTTTCATAGACCAACCTTACTATACTTACCATCTGCCGTCAAGAGGCAATCTTGTAGGGCGCCGCTAAGGATCTGATTAACAAGATACAAGAAGGAGAATACAATATGGCAACCGTCCCCACAAAAGTATCTGATAGATTAAGTGCAGGCATCAAAAGATTTCAACCTGTTCTCACCTCCGCCAAATCCCGCGACATAAACGAATCCGATACCGTCACCATTATCGTCGACATGCTTGCCGATGTGTTCGGCTTCGATAAATATTCCGAGATCACATCCGAATATGTTATCCGTGGCACTTTCGTGGATCTCGCCATCAAACTTGATGGAAAATCACAAATGCTCATCGAAGTGAAAGCAATCGGGCTTGACTTGAAGGATGCCTATATCAAACAGGCTGTCGATTACGCCGCCAATGAAGGCATCGAATGGGTTGCCCTCACCAATGGTGCATTTTGGAATATTTATAAGGTCACATATGGCAAACCCATTGGCTTTGACCTGGTTCTCCAAATCGACTTCATGCGTCTCAATGCTAAGATCACCGGCGATATCGAAAACCTATATCTGCTCAGCAAGGAAGGACTCAGCAGGTCCGTCCTAGGTGGCTACCATACCCAACGCCAGGCGCTCAGCCGCTTCTTCATCGGCGCAATTACATTGAGCGATCCAGTTCTCGATGTCATTCGTCGCGAGCTTCGCAAGATCTCCCCTGATGTGAAAATAGATAACAATCAGATCAAGGATGTTCTAGTCCTGGAGATTATCAAGCGCGATGTCATGGAAGGCGAGAAAGCCGATGAAGCCCTGCGCAAGGTCAACCGTGTCAACAAACGCCCCGTCAAAAAAGTGACCAAAGAATCGCCTTCATCCAATGTTGAACCCAAACCTGAAGAACCCGAAACCACACAGCCGCCAACAACTGAAAGCTAAATCTTGTCCTCAGGTCCTGGCCACCAGGCATACAAGACAAAGTCAGTCCTGTGGACAAGAATCCCGACGTCGGGACCGCGCGGTTCAACGTTGAACCAATTGGAAAGGAGAAACGATGACCCAACCTGCGGAACAAAAAGTTGTATACGACAACGAGAGTCAGCTCAAGCGAATCCAGGCATATGTGATCCCAGGCGAAACGCTGGTGGGGGTTTTTGACTGCAAAGGTGCTGGAACAGGATTTGTTGGTTTTACTGATCAACGGATCATCTTTTACGATCAGGCCTTCCTAACCAAAAAGAAGTCCATGGTTTCGATCCCATACAACCAGATCATTGGAGTGGCTTCTGCCGATGAAGGCATGATATTTCAGACAAGCGAGATCACACTGCTCACCGCGGCAGGGAATTACAGCTTTCAGTTCCGCGGAGCAGATAAGGCGCATAAAGCCTATCGCTATATTATGAAACAAATCCTTACAGAAGCTCACCCTCAACTGCCAGATAAACAACCACCCGCAGATAATGTTTAACTTCTTCACCCGCCGTGAGAAGCACGTGTTCGTCGTCATCGTTCTAACTTTCGCGGTGCTCTTCTGGGCATTCACCAAGTCATTGATCGATCAACAGACTCTGGAAGATTGGGCCCTGGTATGGCTGATCCTTTATGTGCTCCCACTGGGGATCTATATTCTTACCGATCGGGAGCGGCGCTAGTCTTGTCCTCAGGACCTGGGCGCCAGGTATACAAGAAGATCTTGTTATTCCTGGAAGCTGTGGCCACATACAAGAATCCCGACGTCGGGACCGCGCGCTGAGCCACTTCCCATTCATCGGTTTTACACTAAGCGTAAAAGTCACTCCCCTAACTTGCACAATTGACATGTGTAGAGCTTGACACCGTTGTAGGACGGTGATAATATTACATCATTGAGAAACAAATAGTCCCTCCCGCAGGAACGGGAGGGACCGGCTCACCCGGAAAGGTCAGCCGCCCAAATTATATCACCCGGAAAAGGAAAACAGCCATGAACAACAATCAGGAATCTGCCCGAAATCTCATCAAACGTGCATTTGACGCCAAGGAGCAAAGCACAGCCAACCTTCTCATTGCCTCAGCCAAGTCGCTCGACCCACAGACTGACGTTGAGCACATCAAAGCCGAATGGCTTGAAATCTGGCTCTACCAAAACAGAAACAGATTCAAGGCGGGGGAATAAAATGTCAAACCTGAAAACCGCACTCACGTACTGCTATTTCTGGACATGGATCCTCGTCGTCGCAGCTTACCAGGCCATCAAATCAAGCCCAATAAAAGCCCATCCGAAATTCGATGGATCACAGACCGTCAAGTTCAATTTTCACACCTGTACCTTGCAAGGAGCTAACGTATGAACAAGTCCGCGCCCAAGGGTGACACAACAAGCACCCGTCGCTCATCGAAACGCATGGCCACACTCAATAAGATAGCAGGTGAGGCTGGTTACTTCTACAAAGGCCAGCCATCCTGGTCCGCATACGAAACCGCCGTCATGAATGGCCAATCCAAAATCCTACCAAAGGGCGCGCTGAAATAGAACGCGTGTTCAGCATTCGGGGAAAGCCTGCTATCTATGCTGCTATGGGGGGATTTGTTGGCGTATAAAAAAAGCCGCGTTGTTTCCGGCGCTCTTCGATGAACGCGTCCACATCTCCTTGCGGAATTCGCCAGGCAGATTGTGTCCGTGGATTCACCCGGTAGGCACGGGGGAAATAACCCTGTTTCAACCACTGCGCGATCGCGCCCGGGGTCACACCCAATCGTGCAGCGGCTTCAGCGGCAGTCAAGATTTTTTCCTCTTCCATAACCATCTCCAATTGCAATACCATGAATCGAGTATAGCATTAAATCAGGTACATATGTTCTATTCATGCGCGTGTAGCCACTCAGCACGCGCGCAGGGGGATCGGAGCCTCGCGCCTTCCGTGTGGGCGCAGCCCCCGCCCGCCCCATCCAGCCACACAGACGCCCAAAGTTTGGAGAGAGATATAGTGGCTACGCGATATTAAATTTACAGGGGCAGATCTGGGGAGGGCAGGGGTCAACGTGCGTGCGTCTTGTTCAGGATCTCGCCTCTTCAGTACGACAAGATCTTTCTGGAAATGGCAAAGTGGCCAATTAAATTTGCACAAGATTGGGGGTTGTAATTTCTCGAGCGATTTTCCAAACAAGAATTAATCCGGAATTTCGGGGTGTTGCTGTGTGGCCCGACTCCACTGCGTTCGTCCTGGCGCTTCCTGTGGTCACGAATTTCGAGACTATCCCCAAAATGGTCCATTGTCTTGTTTCTGGCCAGATGATCACCGGCACACAAGACAAGCGCAGCGGGTGCTGTGCATCATCTTGTTCCTGCAGCTCCGGAGATATCCAAACAAGATTAGTCGCCGATCAATCTTGTGAAGCCAGGCTCGAGCGACCGCACACAAGACAAGCGAAGCGGGTGCTGTGCATTAAATCAATGGCAATTACTGAGATCATCTTGTTTCGCCGCGGCACCAGGCCTGCGCACAAGACGAGCGACATCCCAAGCCTGCATATAAGCCAGGCACGCGAATGCCAGCGTTCTCGCTTCGAAGATCGTCAACGGGATCGAGATCGCCAATGACGGAAGCCCGTCTGGTTTCACTGCGCCATCACCCAGCTGCTGCCCTGGTCCATTCTGCACCTCGATCCAGACTGCCGATGCCTCGCGCGGCATGCCGGCCTTCGTGTCAATCTTCAACACGCGCGAGATCAACGCATGAAATCTGCTGTCTCTCCCGCCTTTGAAATCGATGAACTCAACCGGCTTGCCCCAGGCCATATCACTGAAGACCACGCGCGCATCATCCACGTCCAGGAAAGCGTATGCCATGGAACTCGAGCCTTTGCCCCTCTCAAATGAGCCAATAAAAAAACGCAGCTTCCCACGCTCGAGCGAATCCTCGATGTGCAGAAAGCGCGTCCGTGTCAGATGTGAAAAAATGCGTGGTCGATCTGTCGGTGAATCCACTATAGTGCTGTGCATGCGGCCATTCTACTCCCCTTACTGATCAGTACCTTAGGCGTTAGGCAGATCCGGCCACACCTGGTCCCGGAGCGAGATCTCCATCTTCGCCAGGCTGTCCAGCACAACGCTCATCTTATTGAGCATCGCTTTGGCATCCGTGAGATTTCCGATCGCGTTGATCTGCGTCGCAGAGACATTCAGATCCCGCCACATCGCCCAATCCTGCTGCGACCACGTCGCCCAATTGGGGATGTTTTTTGCGCTTGTTTTGGCTGCCTGAAATCGCAGCTCAGTTGCACCAGGCACCGGATTCGGATCAACAGGCGCCACATTCCCCTTTGCAACCCAGGCAAGATAATCCATGTAATCAGCGTTGCTGTCAACTGCTGGAATGCTTGCGTTGTCCCGGATACGTATGATGATTCCATTGGCATCTTTTTTGTACATTTTTCACAACTCCGCCGAAAACACTAATATTGCATTGGTCGTATTGTTGATGCTGAGCATAACTGCTTTCCCGGCAGCAAGACCAGATGCAACGGTGATCGCAAGCAGTCCTGTTTTCTTGGTGCCATATGTATTGGCCATGACAGTCGGTGTTGCAGTAACAGCATCCACCCAAACCCTGAAATTGGCTAAGGCATCATAGGAAAGTGTGGGAACGACTCTCATTTCAACCGGAAAATGGACGGCTACATAGCAAGCAGTTGTGGAGATACACATACCCATGCCGAACACTGCCCAGGTGACTGCCTCACCTTGAAACACCGTGCATAATCTTTGACAGTCCGCTTCTTCTTGAGCAGCAGGTTTATTCACCCATGCAGTGCAGGTGGACCCGGCTTCTAACTTTATATCTCCAATGTCAATGAAATCTCCCACCACGGCGTCCGTGTCATCCACAATGATCAATACTCCTAAATTGGCTACACTAGCGGTATCTACTACAATGTTCTCGATTTGCTGAAGAACAGTTGAAGTGGTAATGGGGATATTGGCTGCGACGTTTTCCGCTGTCCAGTTGGCAACAAACGTTGGGTCCGATCCGGCGGAGCCCCAGGCTGAAATGGGATCCGACGTAATCACATCAGCCGTTCCATTCCAGGATAAAAGATAGGCGCGAATATTGGATACGGAAGTACCGGTTCGTTTGATCTTGAATTGCAAACTGGCTCTGCCGTTCTTGATAATATTCAAACTGTCCTTATACCCAACCGGCAACAAGATCCCAAACCTTCTATTGGCCGTCTCTACATCCAGCCTGATCTTATAATCAGATTTGAATTCAGCGTCGTACACTCGGGACACATCACAGGTATCAGATCCATTGGCCAAAAACACGCAGCCATCCAACAGGTACGAATCGTCATTGTTCACGAATGTTGAAACGGATGTGAATGGACCTACACCGCGCTGGGCAACACGGAAGCCCCCATTGGTGAGCACGTTTACTCCTGGCGGATAGAGAGCATCGAAGTATGTCTTCAACCATGCCTTGATCTTCGTTCCCGTCTTGGTTTTTGTGATCGGCGTGGTCAACATGTTATGAACCGTGTACCACAGGTCACCGTCGACGATGTCCTGCGTGGATTGAATTTGAGTTCCTTTTTCATCAGTGGGCATAATGCTCTCCTCTCCCCGATTTGCTTAGCAAATCGTACTTCCGAAGGAATATTTGGGGGGACGTCACCGTACTCGGTGACAGGGGGGTCGGGGCGATAGGGGTCACTGAGCTCTCCCAACCGGGTTTCCATGCGGCGTCCCTACCACGCCATAAATGTCATCCAGCAACTTATCCGCCTCGGTCAAAGTGACACCCACAAACTGAGCCAGCTCCTTCGTCCGCACACAGAAAGCCTGGAACACCAGTCCAGTCTTGAGCAGGGTGCTATCAGGTGTCCCGCCGTTATAGAGCGTGACTGCATTCGCGGCGGTCAGAATGGAGCCATACACACGCACATCGAAGATCTTTCCGTCAACCGCCTCACTGTAGTCATTGTCTGAGGAGTGGACATTCCCGATCACAAACTCCATGCCTGTCTCTGTTCCAAAAGCGCCGCTTGGTGCAGTGCCTTCCGTGAGCGCAACAGCTGAGCCGTTGACATAGATGATCGGCACGCTGCTGGCAGGCCATCCCTGGGTATCGTGCGTGACCATCACATGCACCCATGCCCCCAGCGGGATCACTGAGTTCGTGGATGTCCAGTTGCCGTTGCCATATCCAACAAGATAACCAGGTCCTGCCTGTTGGTCATAGACTCTGATCTTTCGATTCTGTTTGATGGAAAATAAATAATTGACCCCATAGCCTGCGATGTTGTAATAGCTGGTATCAGGAACATCGCTATCAAGCCAGATCCACGCCGAAATTGTCCGCTGGCGCAGGTCGGAAACCTGTGGCAGATATCCGAAATTAATCCCATCCGCAGCCGATCCGCCCGCGAACTCCACTGCAACCATCGACAAACCCATTGCCAGGGAAAGAGCTTCCTTGAGGATCCATGTGTACATGATCAGGCCTCCGTCTGAGATCTTGAACTCTTTGACACCCTGAATGTAAAACCAGCCATCGATGTCCCTGCGGTCGTGTGCAATCCGGATCAGGCTGCCCGGCCCGAAGTTGAGGAACGCCATCATCAGCGCGGGAGATTGGTTCGCCAGGAAGGTCACACTGTTGAGCACCGTGCGCGGATTTCTATCGCGCTCGACCACTCTCTCCACGTACAGTTCTCCCTGCACCAGAGATGTCTGGTATTTCTGGTCGAGCGTTTCGGTCTGGTAGCCGCGCTGTGCGATCGAAGAATCATCCTTCGCCACGTGCTCGATCGGGTTGTAGTTATAGATCCCATAGGCGCGCACGTTGTATTTCGTGAGGTATCCCGCATAATTGGAATTGTTCTTGAGCTGGTGTGTAAATCCCTCCGTCCCAAACGGAGTCGCCACCAGCACCAGATCACTCGAAATATTGGTGCTGCTCCCATCCTCCGCAGTGTTCATCAGGTAATCGGTGGTGATGACGGGCGTGATCCAGTTCTGCGCATTGATCGGCAGTCCGCCTGCCGGGTCCGCATAACTACCCCTGATCGTGATCGTCCGGCCAGGGCTGATCAGGATCGGCGCATCCAGTCGGAAGAGCACCTGCGCGCTCGTATCCAGCCTGCGCGGGTTCGCGGTAAGCGTGAAGAAATTGACCACCTGCTTCCCATACTTCACATCCACGCTCAGCATGCTGTTGTCCGCGAAGAACTCCTCAGCCTGGTCGAGCAGGATCTTGCCGCCATCCTCCTTCAACAGATATCCGCCATCTTCCTTCAGCAGAAATCCGGATTCAGCAGAGATCAGCGGCAGTGGGCTAAGCTCTCGCAATCCGTTCCGCGAGTGGCTCGATTCAAAGACCAGTGTCCCATCTGGCTTGAGATAAACATGACCCGGTTCCGAAAAGGCAACCTTGCTCAATTCCGTGTATGCCTTCGTGTGGCTTGTTACCGTGTCGAACGTGGTAGGGAAGACGCTTGTGCCAACGTCCAGCGCGGTCGCCGCCGGTTGGATCGGCATCAGGCCCATCACAGTGCGGATCACATCATCGCCGCGCTGGTTCGTCAGGATTCCAGGGTTCACCACTGGTTGTTCAGCTGCGAAGTCCAGCCAGTCGTTCACCGTCACAAACGCCCGGTCCACCAGGTCGTCATCCAGCGGCACATCGATATCACTGATCGTACCCAGGTGCACATAGGTCCGTCCGTCATAATCGATCTCCAGCTTGATCTCAATGCCCTCTTCCCAGCCGGCCAGGGCCGAAGCCGAATTAGGGTCGAAGCGTTGGTCCATGTTGTTCAAAGTGAACCGCAGCACACCCGTATCTGCCAGCAGGTCAAGCGGCCCATTCCCCTGAATGCCCCACTTGCCCATGATGTCATCGACCACGTAACCCGTTAAGTCAGTCCAGGTCCCATTCAGATCAGCCAGGATGCGGTGTGCGGAAGGATAGACGGCCATTAGATTATCGAGCGATCCGTAATGTCGCGTCCCGCGTTGCCTTGGCAATCTCTGCTGGCAGCTCACGCAGCAGCCGTTGGATGTCCTTCATCAACCCATCGTGCGAACCATCCGACCCACCGAAGCCGGATCCCGAGTCAGGCGCATCCCCGTCCCGCGTCTGGAGATCGATCGAGCCGCTGGCCAGAACAGGCTCAGGTTGCAGCTGCAGCGCCGCCTGGAAGGTGGGCAGGTTCGAACGCGCCAGTATCTTCAGCGCATCGCCTACCCCCAGCAGGCCCAGCTCCCACGGCGTCGGTGAACCAGGTGTCATCCACGCCGGCAGCGAGATATTGCGCAGCCGGTCCGCCAGTTTGTTGATCCAGTCCACCACCTTCCCGATCGCAGTGCCCACCCAGTCGAACGCGGGTCGCAGCTTCTCGCCCAAGTAGGCAGCCACCACCTTGAGCACCGGCAGGATCTTCTCCTGGAACCAGCTCCACAACTTCTGGAGATTCGGGAGGACTATATTTTGCCAGATCGCAGCCAGCGCACGAAAGGCCACGCTCAGCACCGCGCCGATCAGGTTCGCCACCGCACCCAGGACCGGGAAAATATACGTTTGCAGGAAAGACCAGATGATCCTGGCGCCATCCAGCCACCTGTTCCAGATCGCCAGCAGGAATTCAATCGCTGCCGGGATCGCCACGCTCAGCCACTGCTTCAGCGCGTCGAACGTGGGCTGTAGTGATGCCCATACCGCCTTGACTTTATCCTGGATCCCGCCCCAATTGTTCGTCCAGGCCAGATACAACAAATAAATAGCAGCACCGACCAGAGCCAATACCGCGATCACCGGCAGCAGTGGAGCCAATGCGGTCCACACCGCAATCGCAGTAGTCACACCCCAGGCCATCGCCGCCACACCCAGCGCGGCCAGGATCCCGATCACAATCCCCTGGTTGTTTTGCAAAAAAGTAATGAAGCTAAAAAAACCTTCGATCAGCACAGGGATATAAGTAACCGCCCTCGTGATGAAGTCGCCGATCATCGTCACAAATTTATCCAGTCCCGCCTGCACATCCGGACGCTCGAAGATCGCCACCACTGAATCCATGGCTTTGCCCACCCCTGCCATCATCTTCTCGCCGATCGGTGCCAGCGCAACGGTGATCTTGTTCTTGAACATCGTCCACTTCTCGCCCCAGTCCTGCGTCGAAGCAGCCGTCTCCATGATCGCCCCATCCGCGTCCAGCATGGCGCCGGTCAGATCGTCGATATCAAATTTGCCTGCCTTGATCGTGTCGAACATATCGCCGGCAGCCTTGGCGCCAAACACATCCGCAGCGATCTTGAGCCCTTCCGCGTCGGTCGCTGCTTGAATGGCTTTCACGCTGTCCCACAGGCCCGTCTTCATATCCTTACCCTGGGTGATGAATTTACCCTGAGCAATGCGCATGCCGCCCATCACGGTCTCAATATTCACACCTTCCGATTCCCATTTTGCAAGCATCGCCGCAGAGTCCTCGAACGAGAACCCAAAGTTGCGCATGGGCGCACCATACTGCACCACGCGCTCCATAAGCTGATCAAGTGGCGCGCCAGTCTTTTGCGCAGCCACAAACAAAGCATCGAGAGATGTAGCCGCACCCTCAACAGGCAGGTTCCAGTCTCCCATCACACGCGTGAAAGCTTCCGCATTGGTCGTCACATCCCCGCCAAGCAGACGCGACGCTTCCAACAATGGCTTTGCGAGGTTTTGCAGCGCTGGCCCCGTGATGTCCAGGCGTGAATTCAAAATGCTGATGGCATCCGAAGCGCTGGCTGCATCCGTGGGCACAGAACTGAATACAGCTTCGAAGTCCTCGCGCAGGCCGGTCAGCTCAGGTCCCGACGCGCCCGTGGCTGTGGCAATCTTATCCATCGCTTCATCCATCGTGTTGCCTGCGTCCCAGGCAGCTTTCCCCACCGTAACAATCGCTGTAGCTGCAGCTGCCAGCGTGCCAAGCACAACAGCTCCGCCAATGTTCGAGAGCTTCGTGCCAAAGCTGCTCGCGGCAGATTGAGAGCTCGCCAGGCCCTGAAGGTAATCACTGTTGTCGAGTGCGAGCAAGGCCCGCAGCGCTGAAATTGTGGATGCCATAAGCGTAAGCAATCCTGTGGATAATTAGATTTACTCGCCATCATTTCTGAAGGCAGCCTTCAGGTTGTCGAAGAAAGCCTGCGGATCGAATGTCTTGATCTCTTTCCATAAGCGGAACTCTTTGGGCTGGGCCGCTGCGCTGCCCTTCTTGCGGTTGGCGTTTGCCAGGGCAGCAGTGATATTGGCGAGATGGATATCCAGCAGCTCATCCCCAAAGGGTTCCAGTTCGTGGTAGGCCATCCACTCAGTTAATGTGCGGGAAGACATGCGCTTCAGCATGCCATCCACATTCCAGATGCCCAGCTCCTTCGCTAAGCGGAAGCCAAATCTTCGGGTTCCGCTTCTACGAAGTTTTTTTCCAGCTCCTCCATATCTTCTTTGCTGAAGCCGGAAAGCTTCTGGGCATGCTCGGCAATGGATGCGATCGCAGCGGCGTTCTTTTGCTTGAGCTTTGCCACATCTTCGATCTTGCTGAAGAGGCGCTTCCCATCTTTGTCACACATGGCGAGCCAGGCGAACCGGACGGTGAAATCGCGCGCAAAGGATGAGTCCTTGCCTTTGTGCTCCTTGAACACGGCTGCGCCCGCTTCAATATCCCCGCGCTCCTGCGCAGAGACCGATCGGACGAAGACCGTGCCTTTCCACTGCGGCACCGGATGAGGCTCGATGATGACATCATCGATGTCGAGGATGTCCTGGGCAGTTAAGAGGATATCCATGGCAGTTAATTGGCGATGCCCATTCTCACTCATGTGATCACCGGTGCGCCGGTCGGCTGGATGGTGACATCACATTTGTAACCATCTTCCTGCGGCGAGAGCCGTCCCACTTTGGAAACATGCGCGCTGAATGTGATCGTTTCATCCGCGCCAGGCGTTATCACAGCCATGCCCACCGGGTCGTTGCTGTCGAACGCAGCCAGGATCGCGGCATGCGTGGCTGCATCCGAATCCCAGCCCAGCGTGATCTTGAATTCATTCATCTTGCGCTTGCCGGTGGCCACGTGCACGGCATATCCACCGCTCGCGCTGTGCGGCGTCATCTCAGCCAGGAACTTTTCAAATTCCGGGATCTCGCCATCGACCAAATCGGCGATGGCCGTCAGCGCCGCGGAAACAGTTATTTGGACAGTGAGTCCGAAACCACCTATTGATGTCATAGTGCACTACTCCTTTGATTAAATCGTGCCGGCTGGCACTAGCTTGACCGTGAAGGTCACGCCTGAAAGATTGGCAATGGAAGCCTGCTGGATCTGGTCATCCACTGTGATCACTGTCTGGAAGTCGGTGGCAAACACACCGGCATACGCGCCGCCGGCTGAACGGTAACCCTGCACCACGATGTCACCAACGTTGGCGCCGGTCAGTGTGCATACACCTGCGCCGTTCCTGCCTGTGAATGTGTACCTGGTAACCATCGTCGGTGCGGCTGTGGGCTGCACCGTCACATCGCATTTGTAGCCATCTTCCTGCGGTGAGATTCGGCCCAGCTTGAAGATGTGCGCGCTGAAAGCGATCACCTCATCCGTGCCATCCGGCGCAATGACCGCCATGTCAACCGCAGGGCTGCCAGCGAAGGCAGCTAAGACAGCCGCGTGAGTGGCTTCGTCCGAGTCCCAGCCAAGCGTTAATTTGAACTCATTCATCTTGCGCTTGCCGGTGGCCAGGTGCACGGCATATCCGCCCGTCGCATTGTGCGGCGTCATCTCAGCCAGGAACTTCTCGAATTCCGGGATCTCGCCATCGAGCACGCTCACGATGGTCGTCATCGTGGATGAAATCTTGATTTTTACAGTGAGACCAAAACCGCCTTTGCTTGTCATAAGTGCTCCTTGATTCGTTTACGCATCACTGCAATATGTAATTGATCATCACGTCGAAGCTCGCAACAGGCAGGTTATGAAGATCTGCCCAGTCATCGCTCTGCGAGGTCTTGCAGAATTCAACCTGCACGCCGCCCATCGAACCCTTGAAACCATCCAGCTTCGTGCGGACTGATTTCGCCAGTCCCTGCGCAATCCCATAGGCGCTCTGGCTGGCTGTTTCCTTCGCCATGATATCAATCTGAACGCGTGCCCTGCAAAAGCCGGTGCCGCCCGAGTGGGCGAGTTCCTGATCATCGTCGATCACCTGGTACGACCAGGCAGGGTAACTCGCGTCCTGCGGGATCTCAACCGGGTATCCGTTGCCGATGGCTGGCACCTGCGCCACGAGATACGCATTCAAGCCTGCCACAAGGGTTGTCATCCTCGCGCTGCCTTTTCGATTTCTTTGCCCAGCACCCTGCCAACTTCAACGATCGCGGCATCGCCCCTTGAGTCCACAGCTGGTCGCATAAACGGATGAGCTGCCATGCCCCGCACCCTGCGAGTGAAGATCAGCTTGCCATCGATCGAGAAGACCATCGCAGGTTTACGGCCTGCGAATTGTTTCTTCAGGCTCCGGTACGAGCCGCGGCCCTGAGAATAACGCTGCGTGATCTCCTTCTGGGTGCGCTTGCGTCTCTTGACACCATGCGCCTTGGTCCCATACTCGGAAAAGCGGTAGAACCAGTGAGCATTGTCGGGCCCAATGACCGCGTAGATACCCTCCGAAACAATTCCCTGTGCGCCTGCGCTTTTCCAACCCTTCTTCAATTGGGCGCCGGTCATGATCTCCAATTCGATGTGGGGACCAGGCGCCTTGCCTTCCGCAGCATCATGGATCACACCACCGCCCGCCAGTAATGCCCTCTCCACAACCTCCTTGCGCACAGCAGCTTCCAACCGCTTTAACACACGGTTGAACTCAGCCAGGGATTTGGGATCGAGAGTCAACCTGCCGCGTATGTTCGAGCTTTGTCGGAGGCGCGGGCGACCGGCCATTATTCCTTCGCTGCCTTTTTCTTCCCATCGTCCGATTTGGGGGAGGCATGGGAGGGGGTCGCTTCTTCCGCATCGATCAACGCCTTTGCTTCTTCAGCCGGCAAATCGACCTCAGAACCCGCCAGCCACACCGATCCGCTGATCACTTTGTCTTTAATAAGTATGACTTTCACGAAACCACCTTTCTGCTTTCGAGCACCAGCTCGCGCTTGGTGCCATCGAAATCAAGCACATTCATAAGGTCGTATACATCGCTGCCATGGACGATCTGCATCTTCGGCAGGATGTCTGTCCGATAACGGATCTTCCACTTCGTGGTGACAGTGGCCGTCTCGCGGTTCGCTTCGTTGAGCTCCGATCCGCCCCAGTCCTGCTTCTCTGCAAAGACCGTGGCCACTGTCGCGCCGCTCCCTTTGCGACCACCGTACTCATCCCGGCTGGCGTCTGCTGCCGGGTTACGGATGACGATCTGGTGGCGGTACTTGCCCGCGTTGATCATCGGAGACATTCAATCTCCAGTCCACCCAAATTGCGTTCTTCCATTTGGGGGGACGCGCGCAGCGCAGGGGGGTTACGCAACGATATCCTCAGCCGGTGACTTCAGGATCACCACGTACAAATTCGCAGAGAGATTGCTCGCATTGGTCTGCTGGAGTTGCCCATGCACGGAGATCTTGCTTTCGAACTTCGAGACCTGGCTGCCACTCGAACCATATACACCGACCAGGCTGATCACATCATCGCCTACACACGCGCCAGGGATGGAGATGCTGCCCACACCACTCAAACCGTAGAATTGAGTCTTGCGATATCGTAAGGCTTCCACTTCCAGCTGGGCCAGCGCTGCGTTCAAGCCGAAAGGCAAATTGCCTTCCCCGCCCAGCTGTGATGGGTTATCGAACCACATGACAATCAGCATCGTAGCCGCTGCGATCGCGATGACATTCTTCGTTGCGTCCTGTGTCCAATCGCGGCCCGTGGCGCGCTCGATGAACCTATCCACCTGCGGCAGTAAGTCGAGCATGCGCAGGTCCCCGACTTCGACGCGCAGCGCATTGGCAGCCTGTTGAGCGGTCAGAATATTGGCCATTCATCTCACTTCAGCTCCCTCTCCAAATACTCCGAAGGATATTTGGGGAGGGCGGGGGTGGGGCCTACTTCGCCGCTTTCCTGGCTTCCGCTTCAGCCTTCTTCCGGGCAGCTTCAGCATCCGCTGCG